GTAGCAGCAGCTACTACTAAAGTTGAATTAGCAGCAGATTATGACCAAGCAGGTTACGCAACCCAAAAGGCAATAATCATCTCTAAAGCAATGAGAAAGATTACTAATATGATTGGTAGAGAACGAATCTTAGTAGTATTCACAAATCAACTTAGAGTTAGAATGGGAGTATCCTTTGGAGACCCTTATACTACATCAGGTGGGAAAGCATTAGGGTTTCACGCATCGTGTAGATTGAGAATGAAACAAATGGGTAAACTTAATTCTAAAGTAGGTGGGGTTGAACAAACGGTTGGTATTAAGACCAGAGTTCAAGTCATTAAGAACAGAATGGGCCCACCACTAAGAGCAGTTGATTTTGAAATCTACTTTGATAGAGGTATTGATAGATATGGTTCGTGGTTGAACACTATGAAAACATATAAGTTGATACAGATTAGTGGAGCATGGTACACATGGACTGATGAATCAACTGGTGAGGAAATCAAATTCCAAGCAAAAGGTTTCACTAAAATCTTAGAAGATAGACCAGAGGTAAAGGAGCAAATGTATAAACAAATTTGTGATGCATATATCTTAGGATACAAAGAAGCATCCGAAGCAGCAAACACAGATACAACAAAGCTAGATGAAGGGCACGAAATCTAATTATAAGGAAATGTTTAATAAGTTATCAGAGACTCCTAAGAAGGATGTTAATGATAAGGTTATGATTGTAGATGGGCTCAATCTCTTTATCCGCTGCTTTGGTGCAGTGCCAACTCTGAATGATGATGGAGAGCACGTAGGAGGGATAACAGGTTGTCTGTTATCTCTCGGTGCTCTTATTAGAAACAATAAACCAACAAGAGTGTTGGTGGTTTTCGATGGTAAGGGTGGTTCTGCTCGTAGAAAGAAAATGCACAAAGGGTATAAGGACGGTAGAACTGGATTAACCAAAGTTAATAGATTGGTTGGTTACGAAGATTTAGAAGACCAAGCTGAATCTATGAAACGTAACTTTAATGCTTTAATTAAGTATTTAGGACTACTACCCGTTGATGTGTGTTATGTAGACCATATTGAGGCTGATGATATAATGGCATACGCAGCAAGACATATCTTTAAGAAAGAAGTTTTGATAGTATCATCTGATAAGGACTTTCTACAATTAGTGGATGATAGGATATCAGTATGGCAACCGACTAAGAAAAAGATGATGTACAAAGATGATGTAAAAGAATTATACGGAGTCCCATCAAAGAACTTAGTGTATTACAGAATTTTCGATGGTGACAAATCTGATAATATTCCTGGTGTAAGTGGAATCGGCCCAAAGACATTGATTAACAAATTGGACTTTTTACAATCAGATGACTTAACGTTGGATACTTTATTTGAAAAAGTAGCTCAAATGGATGATGAAAAACTAAAAAACAAAATATTGGAGAATACCGATACTTTGAAATTGAATTATGATTTAATGCAGTTATCAGAACCAATAATGGGTGCTGCAATTACATCAAATGTTAGAAACATCATAAATTCACCTATCAATCGATTAAACTCATTTCAATTTAAAAAAGAATTTATGATTGATAAGTTATACACAGCATTTAAGAATATAGAAACTTGGTTGGTAAACTCTTGGGGTGATTTGGATAAGTATTCAAAGCAAACTCAAAAGTAAAATATTTATATTTCCGAACAAAGTGTTTGGATGTTTAAATAAAAAGTCGTATATTTACACAAATTAAAAATAGTTATATGAATCATTCTACGTTTGGAACTAAGTTCGGCACATCATTTCAGATAAAGATAATTTCATCTTTATTGTCAGATAGGATATTCTTACAACAAATGTTTGATATTCTTAAACCTGAGATGTTTGATTCAGACGCAAATGAGTGGATAGTAAGTAAGACATTACAACACTTCGACACATTCTCACAACTACCAACATTAGATGTCTTTAAACATCAAGCAGATAAGGTTGAGATGGATGTTCTTAAACATTCTATAGTAGACAACCTAAAGCAAGTTTGGAATGGGTTAGAATCAGATGATTTAGAATATGTTAAAGAACAATCATTAGAGTTCTGTAAAAACCAAACTTTTAAGAATGCAATCTTAGAATCAGTAGATTTATTAAACGATGGAAAGTTTGATGTAATTAAATCTAAGATTGATGATGCAATGAAGGCAGGTCAGGATACTGACATCGGACATGAATATAAAGAAAATATTACTGAAAGATACGAATCTACTGTTAGAAATGTAATACCATCTGGTTGGGATGCAATCGATGAGTTAGTTGATGGTGGGTTTGGTAAAGGTGAACTTATAATGTTCGCTGCACCTCCTGGTATTGGTAAATCGTGGGCATTGGTAAATGTAGGAATGGCAGCCGCTAAGTTGGGTAAAACTGTAGTTCATTATACGTTAGAACTTAACGAAGGGTATGTAGGGCAACGATATGACTCAGTATTAACAGGTATAGCAGTCCCAAATCTTAAATTTAACTTAGACGATGTTAGAAAACAAGTTGAGACTCTGAGTGGAGATATTATTGTTAAACATTGGCCAACCAAATCTGCTGGGTTGAATACAATGAGAGCATCATTAGATAAACTGAAACTACAAGGTAAATCTCCTGATTTGATTATATGTGATTACGCCGATTTGTTAAAGGGTAATAGTAGAAAAGAACGACATGAAGAGTTAGAAGAGATTGTTGAGGGATTGAGAGGTATTGCAGGTGAATACGAAGTTCCATTATTTACAGCGTCTCAGATTAATCGTAGTGGAGCAGATATGGATGTTATTACAGGTACATCAATAGCAGGTTCATTCTCAAAATTGATGACTGCCGATTTTGTGGTATCATTGAGTAGAAAGATTGAAGATAAATTAGCAGGAACTGGTAGATGGCACGTAATTAAAAACAGATTTGGACCAGATGGGATGACTTTACCATCTAAAGCCAATATGAGTACGGGTAGAATTGATATATACAATGACGATAGTGTTGATGGTAGAAAAACCCAAAGTGATATGAATAAAGGCGAGTCGGTAGTTCGTAAAAATTTACTTCAAAAGTATAAAGAAATGAGTGGTGACATAGATGTTTAGATGTGAGTTTATCATTATTGAATAACATTAAAAAACATTAAAAAACATTAAAAAAATAGGTGGTGATATCAATCCTAAACTATATTTATAACCACCCCAATAATATTAAACGAAAGCAATAATAGGAAAACTATGTCTAAATTATTTACAGAAAGAGTACCATATAAACCATTTGAATATCCAGTATATTTTACCGAAGGGTGGCTTAAACAAGCGCAGGCCTTTTGGTTACATACTGAGATACCAATGCAAAGTGATATTAAAGATTGGAATGAAAATCTTTCATCAGAAGAAAAAAACTTAGTTGGTAATATCCTTTTAGGATTTGCTCAAACAGAATGTGCAGTTTCTGATTATTGGACAACAATGGTAACCAAATGGTTTCCTAAACATGAAATCAAACAAATGGCGATGATGTTTGGTTCACAAGAAACAATACACGCCACCGCTTACTCATATCTAAACGAATCATTAGGTTTAGAAGATTTTGAGGCTTTCCTACACGAACCTGCAATAGCAGAAAAGTTTGAATATCTAACCGCTACTTCAGCAGATTGGAAACATACGGATTTAGAAATAAATTCTGATGCGAGAAAAGAAGTAGCCCGTTCTTTAGCGATATTCTCAGCTTTTGCAGAAGGTGTATCTTTATATAGTAGTTTTGCAGTTCTGTATTCCTTTCAGATGAGAAATCTTCTGAAGGGAATCGGACAGCAAATGAAGTGGTCTGTAAGAGATGAATCACTACATTCTAAGATGGGTTGTCAGTTATTCAGAGAAATGTGTAACGAATATCCAGAACTTCACAATGAAGTTAAAGATGATGTTCATCAAGCTGCTGAATATATGGTAGAAATGGAACATAAGTTCATTGATATGATATTTGAGCAAGGTGATTTAGAAAACCTTAATAAAACTGATTTAAAGCATTTTATCTCTAAGAGAGGTAATGAAAAGTTAAAAGAGTTAGGTTACGACCCTACATTTGAATTTAATGATAAGAAAGCAGCCAACTTAGATTGGTTTTATCACCTTACCGGTGGAATAACCCACACCGATTTCTTCGCAGTAAGACCAACTGATTATGCTAAGGCAAATGAAGGTGAAGATTTTAGTGATATGTGGTAAAAAGTAAAAGAAAATAAATTATGAAAAATTTTGGAGAAGAATTAGGATGGGAATTGGATGTCGATTTCCCATCGTGGGCAAATACAGAAATATATGTTAAAACAATTAGTAAAGGTTACCTTTTGGAAGGAGAAACTCCAAAAGATGCGTATTGGCGTGTCGCTACTAAGGTCGCGCGCCGTTTGGAACGAGGTGATATGGCCTCTAAGTTTTTTGATTATATTTGGCGTGGTTGGCTTAATCTTGCTACTCCCGTTTTATCTAATACGGGTACTGATAGGGGTTTGCCGATATCTTGTTTCGGAGTTGATGTTGGTGATTCGATTCAAGAAATAGGAAACAAAAACTTAGAAATGATGCTACTCGCCAAAAGTGGTGGTGGTGTTGGTTTTGGTATGAATATGATTAGACCTGCAGGTTCAACTATATCACAAAATGGTACATCAGATGGTGTAGTACCATTTGCTAAGATATTTGATTCAACTATTATAGCTACTAATCAAGGTTCAGTTCGTAGAGGGGCAGCATCAGTAAACTTAAACATAGAACATGGTGATTTTGATGAATGGATTGATATTCGTGAACCAAAGGGTGATGTAAACAGACAATGTTTAAATTTACATCAATGTGTTGTAGTTGGTGATAAGTTTATGAGAAGATTAGAAGATGGAGACGCTGAAGC